ATATTGTCCTCGATCGAGGCATCCGCGCCATCAGGTGCGCTCTCCCGCGCCTCGTCCAAAACGATATCAACCTCGGCTAGTGAGAAGCCGGTCAATTCGATCTCGAAATCGAGGTCGACTAGACCCTGCAACTCGATCGCAAGCAATTCGCGGTCCCAGCCCGCATTGAGAGCTAGCTTATTGTCGGCGATGACGTACGCGCGCCTCTCCGCCTCGCTGAGGTGTGACAGGCGCACGGCCGGAACAGTCTCGATCCCGAGGAGCTTCGCTGCGGCAACGCGTCCATGGCCGGCGACGATCTCGCCGTCGTCGGCAATTAGCACGGGATTGCTGAAACCAAAGCGCTCGATCGACGCTGCGATCTGCTTGATCTGAGCCTTGCTATGACGTCGCGCGTTTCGCGGATAGGGCTTAAGCGATTGGACAGATACACGCTCGATCGCTGGACTAAACTGTCGCATGCCGGCCGCCAAAACTGAGAGTGCCGAAGTCGTCCGCCGTGCGTTCATCGCGTCCGTCATTTCTCATGCTCCTATGTTTGCGCGGGCGTGCACCGTGCGGACACGCCGGCTTCAGCCCTTCAACGGATTGGGGTCGTGACCGTGGCTGTCCCGCTTGCGGATTCGGCCGTCCGGTCCGTGGACGAAGAGCTCCGAATGCTGGTTGCGGGAAGCCTTGCGGCCGCGGTCAATCGCCTCGCGCTGGGTTCCGTGGATCGAGGAGGCTCGCTGTCCGCCATCGGGTTTCACGGCCCACCCGCCATCGCGGGGGACCACATGCTGGTTACGGCCTTTGGTCATTTCACTTCTCCATGTTGCCGGCCGGCACGCCTATCAGCCGATCGGCTCAATAGCGTAACACGGGCGCGAACGGAATGCAACAACGGCGGGTCACCGATTTCAGGAGGCAGGCGGAACGATGTCGAAGAGCGAAGGACCCGCGCTGGCAGCGCCAAGGATTCCGAGCTTGAGGAGCCGGATGCGTGCGGCGTCGGCGGAGACCTCGAAGCCGGTCATCGCCGACTCGATCAGGGCGAGGCCGTGCAAATCGCGCTGGCCGACCACGCCGAAAAGACCATGCGATTCGAGATAGGCTCCAGCCAACTCACGGACCTGGCTGGCGGGCATAAGGAGCGCACCGCAGACATAGCCAGCCTGCCACTCCATCCAGTCGGTCTGGGCCGCGTCGAGAATGTTGTCGCGATAGCAGATCTGCATGCTCGCATTCGGGTTGCTTTTCAGCAGGTCCGGGCCTGGAGGCTCCAGATCCCACAGATAGGCGTGGAATCGGACATGACCGTATTCATGGGCGAGTGTCGCGCGCAGGCGGTTCTGCCGGTTCTCATCCCCGGCCAGGCAAGCCGAGATCCTCACACGCGGTTTCCGGCCGGGCTGGAAATGCGTGAGCCCCTCGACATTGCAGCCATAGCTGGACAGGTCTGCGAACCGGTCGAGGGACTCGCTGTCGCGCTCGATCAGCACCGTCAGGTCATCGGTCGAAACGGGATACTTCGCGGCGCCATGCCGTTCCTTGAGGAAGCCGGCGATGATGTTCTCGCATTCGCGGTCGAGTTCCTTGGGCTCGTAGTGCGGACGCTGCGAGAACCGGCCCGTGCGGTCAGGAACGTATTTCACCATCAGCTACGGCCCTTGCCCTTTCGGGGGCCTCCCCGGAAGGCGACCATCGCCTCCGCCACCTGCTTTTCGGAAAGCTTCTTGTCGCGTACGTCTTCGGGAAAACGCCCGGCGAGATAATAGAGCCAGTCGCGGTCGATCCCCAGCGCATCGGCGAATTGCTGCATCATGCGATCCGATGACGGGCTGCGCCGGTCATGCTCGATATCGTTCAGATATTGAGGAGAAATCGCTTCCTCGTCTTCGCGGAGAACGCGCGACGCGAGGTCCTTCAAAGCCCACCCCTTTGCCTTCCGGGCTTCGCTGATCGCCCCGCCGAAGGTCTTCTCGTTCGCTGCCATTGCCACTCCCTTGGTGATACGCGGATCAGCGTAACCGCGGGCGGAATTCGTGTCAAGAAATCCTTGGTTTTTGACGCTTGCCGACCGGCGCTTGGGCCCGAAGGGCCTGCGGAGCCATTATATGTACGCAGGCACGGGGGTGACCCGGCGCCCCTTGGGCCGTGGCCGAACGCAAGGTTAGCGAAAGAAGCGGCGAAGACCGCAGTTGTCGCTTTCGCACTGGTTTGGAATTTTCCCCTGTTATCAAGTCACGCGTCCCTGAAACATTAAAAAAATATCCCTGTTTTGCGGCGGAATGATCGCAGTTCTTGCATCGAAGGAAAAACACCATAACCAACGGAAAAGACGACAGAACTTGAAAAAATGTTGACCGGAGGTCGTTCCACAAAAAGGGAAAATTGCCTGTTTTTCCGAACATAACAGGGGAAAACAGGGAGTAACAGGGTGAGACCGGTTCGCCCTCGACTGGCTCATCAGCCAGGCAGTCTGGTCTCCGGGGTATTATTTCCCGGTGTGTGAGAATCCGCGACATTCCGGAGAGTTAGGCTAGCGCGCCCCAGTCTCTGACCGGCGATTTATGGCATTCTGGTCCTTGAGGGGCGGGTTTCGGGCGCCGGTCTCTGGGCGCCATTTTCCAATTTCCGTTTAGCCGTGGCTGAGACTGGTTCGATAGCGGACAGAGACCGGTACGTCACAATCCAATGCTCTCCTCCTGCTTGGCCCACGAATACGGCAGCGCCTTGGCGAGGCCGGTGACCGCAGGCGCGGTGCCATTGACGATCGCCGCAATGATGCGGGGCGACAGGAAGGCGAGAGGAGCCAGCAGGCGGATGTGCCGTTCGCCCTGGGCCTCATTCTCAGCAATCTTGGCGAAGGAGCCAATGGCGCCGACCCGGATGTCGTCGATCCATCCCCGAGCCTTGGCGATGGCGGCGAGGAGGGCGTTCCGGCATTCAGGTTTCATCGCCGGTTCAGCGCAGAGCATATGAACAATGCCTTTCACAGCCACGAAGCTTGGCGCGATCCAGGCAAGCGTGATCGTGGGTATCGGCGGACCGCAGGGAGCCAGGTCTTGGACGCTGGGGCCTTCTGGTTGAGCCGACGCGTCACTGGTGGGAATGAGGCAGACTTCCAATGCCTGAGGCTTGACGATCCCGCGCGCGACATGGCGTTCGATCAGCTCGCGGTCCGCGGTAGCCGTCGCAGGCTCCCCCTCAAGGTGCCTGCGGATCCCTTCGCACACGAGGGTCTCAATCTCGGGGGCCGGTACGCGGGCGATGCTGCCTGCCTCGGCCTTGCGATTCTGCAAAATCGCATGCGACACATAATACCGGTAGCGGACGCCGCGCTTGTTCGCGTGCGTCGGGCTCATCCGGTTGCCGCGGTCATCGAAGAGGCGGCCGGTCAGAACGGCGGCAGAGCCCCTGAGCCGGACCTGCCGGGCGACGGCGTTGGCGGCGCGCTTGGCCTGCACGGCCTCGAACAGGTCGCGGCCGAGGATCGGCTCATGCTCGCCGCGATGCACCTCGCCCCGGTAGGTGATCTCGCCGATGTAGAACCGGTTCTTGAGCAGATGGGCAAGCGATCCGACGCCGAAGCGGATGCCGCCGCTCCTGCCTCCATCGCGACGGCCATTGATCTTGGTCCTTATGCCCTGCCGATCGAGCTCCGTGAGCAAAGCCCCTATGGAGCCAAGCTCCAGATACCGGGCGAAGATGGTGCGCACCACCTCCGCCTCCTCGGGCACCACGACGAGCTTCTTGTCGATGCAGCGATAGCCGAGTGGCACGGGTCCGCCGACCCAGAGGCCCTTGCGCTTGGAGGCCGCGATCTTGTCGCGCACCCGCTCGCCGATCACCTCGCGCTCGAACTGGGCAAAGGAGAGCAGCACGTTGAGCGTGAGCCGGCCCATGCTGGAGGTGGTGTTGAAGGACTGGGTGATCGACACGAACGAGACCCCATGTTGATCGAACAGCTCGACCAGCTTGGCGAAGTCGGCAAGCGAGCGGGTGAGGCGGTCGACCTTGTAGACCACCACGATGGTGATCCTGCCGGCCCCAACATCGGCCAAGAGCTTTTGCAGGGCAGCGCGGTCGAGGGAGGCACCCGAGAGCCCGCCATCGTCGTAGCGATCCGGAACCAGGCGCCAGCCCTCATGCGCCTGGCTCTTGATATAGGCCTCGCAGGCTTCCCTCTGGGCATCGAGCGAGTTGAATTCGAGGTCGAGATTATGCTCGGTCGATTTGCGGGTGTAGATCGCGCAGCGAAAGATTTTTCGTTCGGGGGTCGTCATCGATGCGCCTTTGCATGGGGCGTCGAGACACGGCCGCCCTGCCGATGCCA